ATTGCATCTCTTATACCCAATGTGACCAAAATAGATTCTGCCTCTAATTCTTCTACAATATCGATCTCTGCGACCAATCCTTTGATATCATATTCTTTACCGGAATTAGAGGTCAAAATACATTGATTGACAGTATAGGCCGTTGGTAATATAGCAGAAGAACCTCCTCCCGCTATCATTGATGAATGTTTAGGCATTGATGAGTCTCTCGAATTCTTCTACGAATTGTTCAATATATTTTGGTGATATGATTTTTATTTGTGATCGATCAAAATTTAATCCTTCGATATATGCCTGATTCGTTATATAATCTACATTATTCATTGATTCTGTTCCCGGAATATTCTCTGATATTTGAATTGGCCTATTTTTTGGATCTATTCCATCATATAATGTATTACCATAAGAATCTGTATTGGATTCTGATAAACTATAATAATGATGTGGTGCCATTCGATATTTCCACGATCTGTGTGATGAAACACTATCATTCGTCGTTCCACCTATCAATAATTCTGTACTATTTGAAGCCTGATCAGGATCTCCTAAAAAACCACCCCCAATAATAGAGGAATCATTGTTTCCTGTTATCGGATTTATACCAGCTGTTCCATTTGTTACATTTTGAATGACAAGTTGACCCATATCTAAATCTTTTTTAACTAATGTTCCTTGTGCACCTGATATAGAACCTGTAATTGTTTCGCCTAATACAAATCTACCCGATAACGAGTTAGGATATCCTGTTATTGCATTATCAGTATTTCTATCGAGTGGTACAAATGTTTTAGTATTTAAAGCATATCCTTCAAATTCTATGGCCATATATTCTTGGAGATCTTCTTGGGACATAGGCCAAACACCTAAACCGTCATGAAGAAACTCATTGATTACAAAAAATGTCCAATAATAATCAGTTGTACCATATAATCTTTCTGACATTCTATCTGGTCGTTCACCATTTTGTACGGTTTCTAATTTATATACGGTTGTATTGTCAACTTTATAACCTTCAGGCCTTACAGATCTATAGATATCAATAACGTTTTGTAGCACCCCATCGCGATTAAAATCATATTGTTGTGTTGGAAATAATTTAAAAAATGCCATTATGGAGTCCCCGGAGTCGTATTATTTTTATCTTTTTCTTCTTGTTTTTTCTTATCTGTATCTTGTTTTATTCCTTCATTCACATCTGATTCAGTATCAGTAGCGTCGGATTGCATACCATCTCTACCCTTTCTATAATATTTAAGACCAGTACCATATAAATCATTACGTGTAAGAGTTTTACTTTCTGATATACTAAGAGAAAGATTTGTTTCTACCGGTGCACCATCATCGTGGTACATTTGATTACTATCATTATATGTCACAGATAAACCTGTAATAAAAGAATCCATAATCATTGGTAAAAATTCTGATTCACTTTCTCCGTCCCAGAATTGTGTACGCAACATTGGTGGATATTTTAAAGAAAATACCCCTGCTGTTTCTGCATACATATTTTTTCTGAACCAATTTTCTATCCATTTAATTGTTTCTGCTTCTTCTTTTGATTCTGAGACAAATTGAAATTCGAATTGAAATGTTCTTGGGGACATACCTTCAAATGCTAAATTTGTAAATGGATTAAGTGCAACCCCTCTATTCATTCCTAATTCTGTAGCTGCAGCTTCTAGTGTTCCACCAATATTTCCAGCTAATTCAATTGATTTTGCTGCTACATCTGATTCACTTAATTGAGTTCCACTTCCAGGTGGTCCATCAGATTTTAAAGATCTTAGTGCTTTAACACTACCTAAATCCACACCAGTATATGATGCTCCATCACTGACTGAAAGTGCTTTTGGAAGATATAAAAATACCATTTGACCCATATTATTAGGATTATTATCGTGTTTCAGCTGAAAACTCATATACGGTTGTGAAGCGGTATTTGCTGCTTCTCGCAAAGATTCAGGATATGAATATATTGGTTTTGCCATATTTTTACCTATATAAATAGAATTATATTATTAACTATGGTACTATTTATATGAGTTACAAAGGCAAATACACAATAAAATATCCGGATAAGTACATTGGAGATCCTAAATCGATTGTATATCGATCATTATGGGAACGACAATGTTTTAAATGGTGTGAAAGTAATCCGCGAGTAAGAGGTTGGAATTCAGAAGAGATCGTTATTCCATATATGTCAGATGTAGATGGACGTTTACATCGATATTATGTCGATTTATTGATTGTAATGGAGAATGATGAAGTCTTTTTAGTTGAAATAAAACCTAAAAAACAAACTCAACCACCTAAAAAACCTAAAAGAAAGACAAAGAAATATGCTCAAGAAGTGGCAACCTATATTACAAATACAAATAAATGGGGTGCTGCACAAAAGTTTGCTGAACAAAAGGAATGGAAATTTCAGATATGGACAGAAGAAACTTTAAAGAATTTAGGTATCAAACTACTAAAGGGATGATATAAATAGATCTATGGCAAGTTTATTCGATCAATTACAAGCGGGAGCATCACGTAGTCAAATCAGATTAAATTCTGGTGAGGCTAAAAAATGGTTCCAAAAGAAAGTTAGAGCTCTCGGTAAAGTATCTCCACAAAGAGTACTGAAAGATGAGGCTATGGAAGATGCGTCAGTTGCAGAATTAAACAAAACTGGTGCAATTGGTAGTATGTACATGTATTTCTATGATCCAAAACATAAGAAAACATTACCGTATTACGATAGATTTCCACTTACAATCGTAGTTGGACCTGCACCTGGTGGTTTTTATGGACTTAATTTACATTACTTATCACCTGTTGTCCGAGCTAGATTTTTAGATCAGCTTATGTCGTTATCTCCGGCAAAAATGACAAACAAATCAAGATTGAATAAATTACGTTATAATTTGTTACAAAGTACAAAGAAATATAAAGAATTCGAACCATGCTATAGACATTATTTAATGCCTAAAGTTAAAACTAATCTCGTGAGAGTTCCAATGACTGATTGGGAAATAGCAATATTCTTACCAACTGAACAGTTTGCTAAAGTTTCCAAAGAAACAGTTTGGAGATATTCACGTAAAGCATACGCAGGATAAAAATGAACATAGATACAATGAAAGCAATGATATCCAAAAAGGGTGGATTAGCTCAAACTAATAGATTTTTAGTTATGATGACCGCTCCTAAGGTTTCGCTTCTTAATACAGATCCTTCAGTATTATTAGGAACTCTTGCTTCAGGTGGAGGAATTGGAAATTTATTCAATGATCCACGTGATATATCAATGTTAGCTAAATCAGTACAAATACCTGGTAGAAATTTATCAACTCTCGATAAAAGAATAGGTAAACAATCAATGAAAATACCTTATGATTATATTGATGCTGATGTTGCTATGACGTTTTATTTAACAAACGATATGTATGCTCGAAGATATTTCGCAGATTGGTTAGGTTGCATCGTTGATCCTGATAGATATAGAATGGGTTATAAAAAAGATTATGCAACAGATATACAAATTATACAACTCAATCAAAAGAATTTCCCGATATTTGGATGTACATTAGAAAATGCATATCCTATGGATATATCGGCAATAGATTTGGATGCTTCTACTGACAGTGGCATTCAAGATATGACAGTTAATTTCGCGTATGATAAATACAAAGAATTAGACGCGTCACTTGACAGCTTAACTTCCGTTGTTGATACTGTTTTGCCACAGATTCAAAACACTTTAAGCTTAATTTCATCATAATAGGAGAATAATATTATGGCATTACCAAAACTGAATACCTCTAAGTTTCTAACGACAATTCCGTCGACAGGACAAGAGGTTGAATATAGACCGTACCTTGTAAAGGAAGAAAAGGTACTAATGATGGCACTTGAAACGAAAGATCAGTCCCAAATAGTAAGAGCAACTGCTCAAGTTATTAAAGACTGTATTACACAAAACATTGATTCGGATAAACTGACAATGTTTGACGTAGAGTACTTATTTTTACAATTAAGAGCTAAATCATCAGGCGAGATTATTGATTTAAAATTACCATGTGAAGTTGAATCATGTAAACATGTAAATAATTTCTCTGTTGATATTAGTAAGGTAGAACCACCTGTTATAACGGACATCGAACCAATTGATTTAACACCTTCTATCGGTGTTCAAATGAGATGGCCCGGTGTACTTGATCTTCAAGGTGTATCTAATGAAGAATTAGTTACTGTTGAAGGAGCTACAAAGCTATTTCAAAAGTTAATTGTAAATATTTATGAAGAAGATGATATGCACGATGCAGCTGATGAATCAGAAGAAGATTTAACAGCATTTGTAGAGAGTCTTAATACTCAACAATTTACAAAGCTAACTGCATTTTTAAACGAAGTACCTACACTCGAATATAACACCGGTTTTAGTTGCGCAAAATGCCAACATGAAACTAAAGTAGAATTAAGGGGATTACAAAGTTTTTTTACATAAGCCTCTCTCACGATAATCTTGTAAACCATTATAAGACTAATTTCGCGATGATGCAGCATCACCAATACAGTTTAACTGAATTGGACAATATGCTACCATGGGAACGTGAGGTTTATATAACTCTTTTACAGAATTGGATTAAGGAAGAAAACGAAAGAATCGCCAAAGAAAATGCAAAGAGGAAATAATAATGGCTAAAGAAGACCAATTTTCGGGAGATATGTCCCGTAATGAAGTTGAAATAGATCTGAAAAAATTTATGGCTATGGTCACCGAAATAGGTGAATTGAAACAAGAAATATTTGAATTAACACATGACGATAAAAAGAATCCATGGCAAAAATGGATTTTCGCTGCTAAAACATTAGATGCATGGAGACTTATACCAAGAGCGTTCTTAGGTATATACATGTATTTGCTGTATTACGCAACATTCTGGTTTATGGAATTACCAGAACCAACGCTCGAACAATCGGGTTTGATATCAATATTAGTAGGTGCTGGAGCTGCATGGTTTGGACTATATGTTAATAGTGCTGCGAAAGAACACGGCGATAATAACCCTAACTAGGAAATAACTCATGGCAGACGATCCAAAAAAGATAGCAGCTGAAAAACAAAAAATAGCTGCTCAAAAGGCAAAAATTAAGGCAGAAAAACTCCATCAAAAACGAATGGAGAATGATGCCAAGTATCGTCATGACTATGAGATTGAATCTAAAAAACAGTGGCGAGAAACACGTAGAGAAAATTCCGCGAAAGAACAGGAAATATTAGACCAAAAGTCGGTAAATGAACGCAATTGGACTGATATGCGTGCAAAAGATTTACATGAAGCTACTAAGAAACGTAAAGAGGCCGAAGATGCATATAGAGCAGATCTTAATGAATCTAAGGCCGAACGTTCTAAAGCAGGTGAATTAGCCGAAAAATTACAACAAGAAAAAGAATCTGTCGGTAAAAGCGCAGATGCTGTAGCTCTTGAAAAACAATTAGATAAACTTGGTGGTGTATTAGGATCAAATTCTACAGAACAATCTAATGCGCTTATATCTGAATTTAAATCTATTAAAGGTCAATTAGATAATCCGGATTTAAATCCATTAGAACGAGAAGTTCTTAATGCAGAACTTGATCAAATAGCTAAAGGCGCAGACGCAGAAGAAGAGCGTAGAGAAAAACAAAAAGAAGTTGAAGATTCTCAATCAGTATTATTGCGTATGGCCAATGGTATTGATAAAACCGCATCTGGATTTGATAGTTTAAGAGATGGTTTGCTTAAGGGTGGAGGAATCATAGCAGCATTAGGAGCAATAGCTCTTATATTCTTTGATCCAGAAACCTTAATGAAGGGTGTTACAATAGCACTTGAAAAGATCAATGAAATCGTTGCGGCCGTAGGTAAAATAATTGACGGTGATTGGAAAGGTGGACTTAATGATTTATTAGGTTTTGCTGGTGATAATAAACTAATAATTGCAGGAGTTGCATTATTATTTGGTGGTAGTATTCTACGTGGACTTGGATCTATGTTTACTACAGCAAAAAGTTTAAGTGGATTTATTGGTAAAGTTAGCAAAGTAATTAAAACAGTATCTCTTGCGCTAAGAGCCGCAGCTCTTGCAAGTGCAACTGCTATGGGTAGTATGTTAACTGGAATGATCGCGTTCTTAGCACCATTTGCAATTCCTATCGCTATCGCTGCAGGTATTGCATTAATAGTTGCCGGTATAGGTTATGCTTTAACTAAACTAAGAGACGCATTAGGATTTACTTCTGTATTTGATGTAATTATGTTAGGTGTAGCATATCTAAAAGATGGCTTTGCTCACGTTGGTAATGTCGTGATTGATATTTACAATAAAATAATGGATATCATAGGTGGATTTGCATCATGGCTAGGTTTTGATTTACCTGATCTAAAAATGAAGCGCCTAAGTACCGATAATGCAGAGAGGAAAAAGACAGAATTAGAAGAAAAGGCTCGAGCTGAAGCCGCAGAAAAAGCTAAAGCAAAAGAAATTGAGGAACACGAAGTTCAAAATGAACTTATGGGTGCAAATTTTAATAAATTAAACGATGGTGTTCCAAGCGGTGTTAATATTGGCCCGATGTCAGAAGATGAATTAAATCAAATAGAAATACTTAATTCTCAATCTGCTATAGAAGAAGCTTCAGGAGCTCAAGCACAAGATAAGATGTTAAACGATCTTGGTGTTATTAATGTTGATCCTGCTCCGTTAAATAGATTACAAGCAGTCCAAAATAAGAAAATATTAAACGCCGAAAAACTGATGAATGACGAAGCTGATCTTGCAACTGCAAGAGAAAAAGCTGGTGTAGCAGCTGCTACTGCTATTGTTACTACAAACCAGAATCAGTCCAGTGTTGATAATAGTAGTAGAGTAAACGTAATTAATAACTTTGCAAATCCAGGAGCTAGTACAAAACTTACTGGCGGTGCACGCGTACCGCGAAGATAAAAAAAAGGCCTCATTCGAGGCCTTGAAAAAACATATTCTATTTTATTCTATAAGGATGTGTCCTACTTAAAG